GCATCCAACGCAGCCCACGCAGCAGCCCACGCAGCAGCCCACGCAGCAGCCAGCTCTTCGTCTGTCGCCTGCCCTTCTGAGTGACGCCAAGCAACCTCAATAACCGTTTTGCTGCGCTCGTCTGTCATTAGGTGCTCAACTTGTCGAGCACACCAGACGGCGTACTTGCGCCAAAGATTTGAGTGCTCTGGTCTCACTTTCAAGCACCACAGTGCGTGTCCAAGCCCGTTGCTGTCTATGATGTCTGACAGCGGAAACTGCTCGTTCCAGTCTTCGTTTGGTTTGAATTTAAGCAGAGTTTTCCAGCCGTTTTTGCACGGTCTGTGGTTTTGAATTTCGTTGAGGGATACTGTAATCATATTACCCCCTGATAAAATCCTGCTTTCGGGAGGTATCTGTGCTCTGCGCCGAGCATTTTTTCTACTCGTCTAATTTCGTTTGTAAGTTCTCTCGTTGTTTTGCCCAGATAGGACATTACTACGCCTCTGGGTAGGCAATACTTATTGCAGAACTGAAGCTGCCAGATCCAATTTCGTCGGCAGCCGATCAGGTAGTTGAGATTGTTCATTGTTGTTTCCCCTTTTTTGTTTAGACGACTCATTAAATATTATTGTTTTATTTCATGCAACATTATTTTTAAAAGGGGATATCGTCATCAAAGTCGTTTAGGGGCGGCTTGTTCTGCGGAGCAGGCTTCGGCTCTCCCTGCTTTGAGTCCAAAAGCTGCATCTCTGATGCAACTATCTCGGTCGAGTATTGCTTAACGCCGTCTTTGTCCCATGACCTGGTTTTTAGCTTGCCTGAGATGTAAATCTTGCTTCCTTTGGCGCAGTAGGCCGTCACTATGTCAGCGAGCTTTCCGAACACAACGATCCGCACCCACTCTGTCTGCTCGACGCGGCTACCGGCTTTGTCCTTGTAGTCATCACCCACAGCCAGGGTAAGGCTTACTACTGCTGTTCCGTTGGGCATCACTCTTGTTTCTGGGTCTTTGCCAAGTCGTCCGATAAACTGGCACAGATTAAGGTCTTTGCTCATATAATCCTCTCAAATTTGACTTGCGGTAATGTTGGTTTTTTCTGTCTTTTCGGTTCTGTATCTTCCTGCACAAAAGCCCAGAAATCCGACAAGAGATTGAAACACTCTTGCCAGTAGTCCTGATTCTTTTCTACTTCAAACGCCTCAAATCCCTCCGGCGTCCAGCACACAAAATGCGCTTTTTTCAGTCCTGCAATTTCCATCTGGCCTTGCACTTGGGGCATATAGTGATCGGGTATCTTCCCGTACAGATCCATGCTGGCCGGACACTTTGCTTCCAGAATCAGTGATTCTTGACCCTTGTAAACAATCCCATCTGGTGTGCAACCCAGCCAATCATGCTCATCGTGAATCAAGAATTGCTGTCTTTTCCCTGAGTACATAACCATGTCGCCTGTAGCGACCTCATACGCAGTGATGGCGTCTTTTTCGTGATCTGATCCCCACTGTGTATTGGCATTGCCTTGGAATCGTTCCTCGCGCCCTGTGAGCTGTCTCCAGAGTTTTTGTCTGGAGTCATAGCCTATCCCTATAGCCGAGGCAAAGAGGCTCGCAGTGAGCCTCCCGTTGCGTTCTGGTGAGAGCGTCATTCCAGACGCTCCTTAACCTCTGCAAACACCTCAGCGTGTGCCTCTCTTTGTTCTGGGGTGAGACCTTTCCAAATGTCTCTCAGATCGTCGATAGATTGGGAGGAATGAATTTTGAATGTGATGTTGGGATCAGTTGGCAGGACTTTCTTTTCCGGCTGGCTTGTCTGAATCTTGTGTTCTTCGGTATCAGCGTCTTTAGTATCATCAATCGCCAGCAGGCCGTTCAAGGCGTACTTTCTTGCGTAGCTAGACGCAGTGCCGGTGATCTGGCTGGCGTCCATTCCTTTTTTATCCTCAGGCTCTCTTGCGAACGCAGTAGAGCTGGCAATCACAAAACCGTCTTTAATAATGGACGCTGTTGCCTTTATGTATATTCTATCCCCGACCATAACGACATCATCGGTCATTGACAGGTGGCATTCGTACTTCGCGAGAACAGGCTTTGCCGCCTCTACTATGTCTTCGCATGATCTGTACTTATACTTTCCGAAGCTGTTGTAATTTCCTTTCGGTGCTTTCAGTTCTGATTGAATCAGGTGCATTGTCATTATCTAGTCCTCATTTTTTTAAGATCGTATTCCCGCACCCATGCGCGGTATTTTTGTATTACATGGCCTTTGCTGTAACCAAAGAACACAAGACCTTCGGTCTCCAGCTTGAACCATTGACTACTAATCTCCCTGATAGTCATCTCGCATCCTTTTTATATAAATCTCAACTTGCTGATACACAGCATCAATGGCCTCCTCACTTAGCCAGTGACTTACATCCTCGCCATGAGGATCGTTTGGCGCATAAATGCACTCGATGTCGAATCCTCCATCGAGGCCTACTGACGGCTCTGGGCCGTATGTTTGGAAGTCTACTTCCAGTTCAATGTTTCCGAGGTACGCTTTCATGGGATCACCAATGCGCCGATCAGTGCAGAGAGCAGTAGGGTTGCGATCATTGCTAGTATTTCTTTGTTTTGGTGTGACATTTCCATCCCCTTTTGTGTTTTGGTGAGGCCATTACAACAAACTTTTTGCACAGTGTAAACACTTTTTGTTGCACATTTAATAAAAAAGAGTATTATGACGTCATCTAATCTCAGGAGGCAGTATGGATATTGAAGTGGTAAACAGGGTGATCGAGGCTTATGGCGGGGTCAAAAAGACCCAGCAGAAGTTTGGGTATTCAACCCGAATGTCAGTGTACATCTGGCGCAAAAGAGGCATTCCGGCGGGGAAGATCGGCCAAATCCATCTGGATACCAAAATGCCCATGAAGGTGCTTATGACAGCCGTGAGGCAGGTTCCTGGCGTCTTTGAAGCGATGGGGCTTGATACCCCGAAGTTTCCGAGCCTATAATGGCTCCGCAGATCACAGAAAGACAAAAGCCCCGTTCCGCTAAAAACGAGGCTTTTGAGGTGGTAGGCAAGGTTGGTGAAAGCAACCCTGTTGGACGGCATATTACTGTATATGCTGGAGTTGAACAACATTGTTTTCTATTCCTTAGTGCCTTAGCCCGTGACGGGTATACCAACGGCATCGGTCAATTGCGTAGAGTTCCGAGACTTAAATCGGTAATCAAAAATCCAAGCTCTGACCGACCCTTGTCAACTTGGCCCATGAAGCAGCCACTGGCTGACCGATTCGCAGATAGGATGCTGCGTGAGAGCAATCTCAGGGGGACTATAAAGTACCTTGCTGGCTTTGCTGGCAATTGCGTTGATGCGGCATGATGGTTGGATACCTTCATGGGGGAAATAGGGGAACCTATGTCTAAAATAAACAAAGGTGATAAAAATGAGCAGCGGTAATATAGATTGGTCAAAGCAGCATTGTGGGGTGCATCAAGCAGAGTACAGTGAGATGGTGCAATTAATGCCTGATATAAGAATAATTATTGACTCATTCCCAGAGATAGCAGAGGACTTTGTTTGGGACGTTAAGGTACACATGCTTATGCCAAATCAATACCCATGTATACCAAACTGGCACTTTGATAACATTCCGCGAGTAAACAACAAGCAGGATTTTGACAAGGTAAAACCAGATGCGCCCATGTACTTATGGGTTAGCAATGCGCCTTTGACCGAGTTTCGGAAAAATGGCAAAACATGGTTAATCCCGTCAAAAGAATGGGTGAGATTTACTCAGCAGGATGAGCATAGAGGAACCATGAGTAACGATTTTATCTGGCGAGGTTTTATTAGAGCAACGCACAAAAGCATAGCTCCTCAAATAAAGCCTAGTAGCGATAAACTCAGAAGGCACTCACAAGTTTATTTAGATGCTGCAAATTTTTCATGGTGATTAATGAAAATTGACATATCACAAGCCTACACATACGGCGTATCAGATGAGGCTGCTGCTGAGTTTGTTGAGCATCGCAAGCTGATCAAAAAGCCGCTGACCCAAAGGGCTTTCGAAAGGGCGTTGAGGGAGGCGTTTCGATGTACCGACCTGGGCATCACGGCAGACAGAGCGATTGAAATCTGTATAGACAAAGGCTGGCAGGGGATCACATACGAGTATGTTAAGTCAGAGCTGGGGAGGCGGTCAGAGGCTGGGAAGGATCTAGTCCTTAAACAGCCTGAGACAATACAGAGTTTTGTAGATCGCGTGACAGACAGAAACTGGGTTAATTAAAAGGGGATAAAAATGAAAGCAGCTAATATGAATAGTCCAAGGCTACAAAGAACGCTGGCATTGCTAAACAACGGCGGCGAGTACAGCACATTAGAGATCGTCATGGGCGCGAATGTCATGGCCGTGAGCGCAGTCATATCTGAGTTACGACAGCATGGAGTAGAAATTGAGTGCAACAGGAGAGGTGATATCTGGTACTACAAAAAGGCCGAGACATTACGCAATCGAGTACCTCAAGGCCAAGCCGGAGCAGAGGCAGTCGGTTATTGACACCTTTCCTGGGGAGTGGAAAGACCTTATCCGGTCGCACTTACAGATACTGAGAGATAAAAATGGAGCCAAAAAGAACAGTAAAAAGCGCAAGTGATTTACAGGGCGCAATCCAGTGGGTCTACGATATGTCCTCAAGGGGTCTTAAAGCCGGCCCTGTAGTGATTACTCTCGGTCGAGAGGCTAGGACAGACGAACAGAACGACAAGCAGTGGCCCATGCTCAGAGATATATCAAAACAGGTTGAATGGTTCGGTCAAAGTCATAGTCCTGAAGACTGGAAGGATATTCTGTCGGCTGCTTGGAAAGGTCAGACGTTAGTGCCAGGGGTCAACGGGGGATTTGTGGCTCTGGGCGTGAGAACGTCTAAGATCAGCAAGGAGGAGTTTTCGGAGTATATTGAATCCATATATGCATTCGGAGCTGAACGATCTGTAATCTGGTCTGAGAAGGCTTTAGAGGCTTTTGAGAAGTATCGGGAGGCAAGATGACAGCAGAATGGATTGAGCTTTATCACTCAGTGAATGAATTGCTCCTACAGCTTGGAGAGGAGGGTTCTATTAGCCCAAGGGATGAGATTGTGGGCAGGGTGATGGACGCGCTCTTTGAGATCGACGGTGGAGTACACAACAAGAGGATGGGGCGGTGAAGTCTAAATCTATTGCCGCGTTACGAGAGGAATGCGCTGTACTACTGCAAAAGTACGTCAGGCTGAAGGCGGCAGATAGTAACGGGTATTGCGCCTGCTGGACTTGTGGGAAATCTGATCATTGGAAGGAGATGCAAGGGGGGCATTTTATCGAGAGGGGTAAAACGGCGACGAAGCTGATGGAGGAAAATGTCCATCCGCAGTGCAGGTCTTGCAATATGTACGGGATGAAAAAGGCCAGTGTGGTTTTGGCTTACAGATCAGCAATGGTGGACTTTTACGGGGAGGCGTTTGTTAGTGAGCTGGAGATGAAAGCCTCGGAAGTCACCAAGCACTCTAGGCAATATCTTGAAGAATACAAAGCTGATATTAAAACAAAAATTAAGGAGCTAGAATGCGAATTGAAGGCATGACACAAGAGCAAAGTGATATCTATCACGCTGGGAAAAAAGCCCATGCTGAGGGGCAGAGTAAGGATGCCTGTCCTACTACCATGAAAAAGAAATGCTGGTGGTTGGCTGGGTGGATTGATGCAGACATTGAGGCGGGGAACAAGATATGGAAGCAGTAATCAACCTGATCCACCAGTGGGGCGTAGATCGACAAATCATCGGAAACGGAAGGCTGGAAACGCAGTGGCTTAAACTGATTTCCGAGTTTGGCGAGATGGCCGATAACTTGGCTAAAGGCAAGTCTCCTATTGATGACATAGGCGACCAGGTTGTCGTGATGGTTATGATGGCCGGCATTACCGGACGGATGGCCGAGTTAAAGTCTGCTGTTGCGACAACAAAGGCCGACAGCCTGGACGTTATGACTCTAACTGGGATGCTCTGCACCACCTACGCAAGTCTGAGATACTACGGTAATCAGACCGGAGGACGATACTACGACGCGTTCAATCAATTGGGCGGTATCGCAGCCAAGAACGACCTCACCCTGTATGACTGTGTAAGTCACTCATACATCCAGATCAAAGCCAGAAAGGGCTATCTCAACGAGAAAGGCGTATTCATAAAGGAGTGATTTGATTGATTTATCAATGTCAATACATTTATTGCATCAAAATAAATACATAATGTATTTACATTACCGTCATTGGTGGTACTATATGTCCAAGGTCAGCAATAAAGCAGGCCGCAAATAAAGGGGAAAAACGATGAAAGCGACAACAATGATAACAGTAGAAACAATTGACGGCGCAACTCGCACATGGTTTCAGGTTGTTGGCCACGATTTTGGGACTGACCGAGACATTGATGGCGAGTATGCAATCACTGAAGACGGTCGCGTATTGGACAGGGATGGTTACCCGATTACTGCCGGTGATCGTGAAGAAATCGCCGTTCGCAACCTGATCGGATAATGAAGCCCACAAAAGGCCCATCCCGCCGCAGTGCTCACCTGCTAATCAGGATAGAGCCTGCGGTTAAGGACGCAATACAAAAAGCTGCAAAGTCTGCCGGAATGACAATGGCAGACTTTGTGGCTCTGCATTGTCTTAAAGCAATCAAGGAGGAGTAATGGCTACTTGTAACGACATTACCGGAGAGGAAATCAAGTCCAGAGTCCTGTCAAAGCAAGGAAAGGAAAATTGGGATAAGATATTCAACAAGAAATGTAATTATCCAGAATGTAAATGCCCTGTAGACCTCCACGAAGGCGAGATGTGCGTGGAGGGTAGGGGGAAGGTTCCAGCCTACTGAGCTGGCAATCTGGGATTATAAGCATCCCCACTGAGATGCCATTGCGTCAGCAATCCCCTGATATGTAGTCGAGCGCAGCTTCCACCTGTCTGCGCTTGGCGGCATCTTGTGGATTCTGTCAGCCCTGCCTTCCACGATATTGGTCGGAGTCAGCAGAGGGAGACCATTCAACCACAGGCAGGTTGCCTTGGTCTCTCCGTGTCCGAATTGCCACGGCTGAATGATCTGGTCTGGCTTGCGCCACACAGACGACATGATGCAAACCGGGTTCTCAATGGCAATGCGAGGAATCTCTGCGCGAGCCAGTGTCATAAAGAAGTCGATTGCCTCCTGCTGCCTGCCGTCTGCTCTCTTCTCTGCGAAGTGCCTAGCGCCTGAGACGGCAAGATGAGTGCAAGGAGGGTGAGCGATCATCATGTCCCAACCCTGCCCGATAATGTCGAGCACATCACCTTGATAGTGCGGCCCCGGCCTGTCTGTCGGCAGCAGGTCGCAGCTCATTGCATCGTGACCTGCCCGAATAAAGGCGTCCCTGACCGTTCCTGAATATTCGCAGGCGACCAATACGCGCATCAGTGACTCCTTGGCGCGAAATAGATTGCCACTTGCGCTGCGTGGGCTTCGGGGTTGAGTGGAACAGCCTTCCCTGCTACTACGCCGATTCCGTAATGGCCTGCGTCATGCCATACGCCATTCTCGAAATACTGAACGCCATGTGTTGCTGCTTTAAACCATTTGGCAGTGCCTTTGTTATGGTAGTGCGTTGCGCCTGCTGGTGCTGTGCTGAAATCGACGTTGCTCATTCTGTATCCCCTTTTTGTTAGCCCGCTTTATTGCTGGCATGGAAGATATAATACAACATTTTGTTGTATACGCAAGAGGGTAGAGCAATTTTTTTTAAAATATTTTCAATGGTGTATAATCCCTGTAAATCAATTGCTCTCAGGAGCCACTATGCCACTGAAGAAGGGTTACGGTAAGAAGACTGTCTCGGCTAACATCAAGACCGAGATGGCAGCAGGCAAACCTCAGAAGCAAGCAGTAGCAATTGCCTTGAGCGTAGCCGAGAAGGCCAAGAAGAAAGCGAGGAATGCTACCTTTGTCTAAATTTCCGATGTATAAAACCCTAGCTGTTGATTCGTTGATTCCGTATGCCAGGAACAGCCGAACGCACTCGGACGATCAGGTGACTAAGATCGCTGCCAGCATTAAAGAGTTTGGCTTTCTGAATCCGGTCATCGTCGATGGCGACAATGGCATCGTGGCAGGACATGGCAGGGTTATGGCGGCTAAAAAGCTGGGCATGGATGAGGTGCCGGTGATTGAGGCCAGTCATCTTACAGAGGCTCAACGGCGGGCGTATGTGATCGCGGATAACCGCCTGGCTCTTGATAGTGCATGGGATGTTGATCTGCTGAAGATCGAGCTGTCTGACCTTGATGCTCATGGGTTTGATCTCGCTCTGACTGGTTTTGATGATATTGAACTTGCCAAGATTTTTGACGATCCATTAGCCGACTCAGAATTGAAAGCATCCGAATATATTGAGGTATTCAACGTCATCGTCGAATGCTCGGACGAATCGGATCAAGAGAAAATCTTTAATCGCTTGGATTCGGAGGGTTATAAATGCCGAGTGCAAAGTTTGTAGTCGAATCAAAAACATCTGATTCTTTTAAAGCTAACAAAGTCAAATCAATGTTTGACTGTGATATGGCTATTGTCAAAAAAG